TTAATAACTAAACCCCTCATTAATTATTGACGTTGATAATACAATACCTTTACTATCACCATTTTTAAACTTATACCAGCTATCCCGAAGATAGTAACATAGAAGATAATCCAGACAATCCGATAGATGTCCGTACTTCTCATATTTTACCCCTGTCTTCGGATCAGTCACTTTTGCCTTTGACTTAGTCCCGTCATTATTTTTTAGCTGATAAATCAAATCTTCTGTCAGTTTCCTGCATTTAATATCGATCTGAATCTCCCACCCGTTATAACCGGTAAACACTTCATTCACAAAATCACAACGGGTAACCTGAGGCGGCTGTTTCTTTAGTAACTTTAATCTCGGACGTAATATGCCACCTCCCAGAATATCCAGTATAACCGTATAGTTATTTATACCGTCTTCATTTACTGTGCTTCGTTGAAGACCGGAAGGGTCACCTGTTACGTCTACACCTCCAATTTGTTTATCCCTGTAGAGTTTATTTTTAATCTTCCTGGTGAGTGCAGGGGTATTATTCTCTTTGTTCTCAGGCTTACCGAGAATCTCCTCAAGAATATATACAACCTTCTTTTCATAATCTATCTGGGCTGTAATGGCTGACATCTGCGGAGCCACATTAAAATCCCATACAGTTATTAATGGTTTCGTCGGATTATATACAGATTCTTTCAGTCCCGTTACCAGATGCTTCGAGCCATCAAACTTGGCATAAATAGCCATATCATTCGCTTCCACAAAATCCCAGTTACCGTAAAGCAACCTTTCTTTTGTGGCTTGGTCGCGTATCTTGTTTAAAGCAGCCTCGTATGTTTGTCGGAATGCAATATTCGGATTATCAAACACAGAAAACGGTACATATGCTTCTCCTTCACGGCAGACAACTTTCTCTCCATTCTCATCCTGTACAAATCGTGAACGAACCCAATTAGTTGTCGGGTTAGTTGTCATCAGCATTCGTGAAGTCTTAAACGTTTCATGTGTCCTCCAGCGCAGACGAGAGAATAACACTTCGATTGCCTTCTCAGAAATTTCACTACACTCATCGACCAACGCAATAGTGTATTCACTTGACCCAAATCGTTCGAAGTTCGGATCACTGGGAATGTCAGCCATTTCTTTCATGATTATGACCGAATCGTTCCAGAGAGTCAATGTACCTTCCAGATTATTGACTTTGTAATTCACATCTTCTTTAAGGCCCCAGTCTTTCAATATGGCTTTAATCGTATTCCACGTCGACTCCTTAAGTGATTTTAGTGTTTTTCTACCTACAACGGCCCTGATATTTTCAAATCGTATACAGCTGCTAATCAGCCATACACTTCCTAAGTATGATTTTCCACCGCCTGCGCTTCCACCCCCCAAAATCAATTGTGGTAAATTTCGGTTACTACATTGTACACACTGAGGTACAAACTGAGGATTACGATTTACATCGTAACCCGTTAGAACCTGTTCAATCCCACCACCGCAATGAGGGCAATAATTTGGCTGTAATAACTTCCAGAGTTCGTATTGTTTTGCAGAAGGTTTGAAATCGATATGCAGGTTTGTTGGCGCTTTCAGTTTATTAGAGGCCATTATACGATTTCAAGTGTGATGCTGTCGGCTTTCTCCAATTTTTCCATTAATGCAGCCATTGTCACCTTTGAATAGAGCACTTTTCCTTTTACTGTATTTTGTCCGACAATGATACACCCGGAACTATGCTCCTCTGTATTTCCCGTATGAATCAGAATGCCTAAGAAATGAGGTACATTGTGAACGATAGGTAGTATCCGTTTGAATTTCGGGCTTTCGCCAAGAGTAACTTTATAGGTTCCAGATGGTATAGCAGTTTCGTGCATAACCTTTTCCTTGCATTTACACATCAGCCATTTTGGAGTATTCGGACATATTGATGGTAATTCCCTTACCTTATCCTCTATAGTATTACAAAAGAACTCACCATCTATGTACAAGTCACCGATAGTATATTTATCCCCCTTGAATTTTCTTTTTAGCAATAGTTTCATCTTTGATATCATTTTATGTTATATCAAAGAATAGGGTACAGCACCTGATTTAAGGTTATAAATGAAAATCTAAATAGTGCTTAAAAACATTTATTTATTTACATCATTTATATTTGTTTTGTTGCCAATTTTAACTAATTTTACCTTAAATCAAGATTGTCTTAAGTATAATACATGATACCATGTAAATACATATCCACTATAGCCTTACTTTTGTTGATTGGTACGATAAACATGTCCGGGCAAATTCCTGTGGTAAAAACACCGCAGCCTGCTACTATCTCGCGTGGAGTCGTTATCGGAACCCAAAATAACCGAAATAATCCGGCATCGAATATTCCTAACTTTCCTGCCATTCCACACAATGACAGGAACCGGCAGCAAATGGAAATGTTTGAACGGGACCGACAGGAAGTATTGCACATGCAAATGGAAGCACGACGTATGCCAGGTGAATACATAGCAGATCACTCCTCAATTCAGTACGATTTACCTTCATGGTCAGGAGAGCACGGCACTGAACACTACTACCAGACAGCCCAGAAGTTATTTGATATGCTTAGCGGTAAAACACCACTAAACCTGAAAAATGCCGTATTCTTAACGGAAAACGCTTTTTTTGAAGGTATGCTTGATAAGGCTACCTATGAAAAGAACATATCAAAAATGGCTACAATAGCTAAATCAAAAGCTATTCAGGACGGCTACAACTGGAATAATCCGGAAGCAAAGAATATGATGCTATTCCGTGTAATGGCTGATACCCTTACTTTTAAATTCCCTTTACGCGAAAAATCATCTATTTCATTCCCGATGCAATACGATTTTGATGATTATCGCGGCGAACGGGATCACTCCAAACTGTTTGTAACCAAACTTCTTGGCACCCACAAAGGGCAGTGCAGGTCATTACCTTTGCTTTATCTTATCCTTTGTGAAGCAGTAGGAGCAGAAGCAAGCCTTGCTTTCTCTCCGCAGCATTCTTATATCAAGTTCAAAGACCGGAAAAATAACTGGCACAACCTAGAATTGACACAGGGGCGAATGGTTACAGATGCTTTTGTCATCGGGTCAGGATTTGTAAACTCTGCTTCGATCAAGCATGGCGTGTTTATGGAGCCTCAGTCAAAAAAGCAGATAATAGCTCATTGCCTGTCCGGGCTTGCTTCAAGTTATATCTATAAATACGGTTACGATAAATTTGTAATACAATGCGTCGATTCTGTTCTGTCATATGCGCCGGGCAATACTTCCGCATTAGCTATGAAATCCAATTACCTTTCCGAGCGTCTGACTTATGTCGCCGGGCAGGTAGGCTATCCCCACCCCGATTCATTAAAAGTACAATATCCACATATTCATGAAATGCTTGAAGAACGGAATAACTATTATCGCAGAATGGACGAGATTGGGTTTGTAGAAATGCCGAAAGAAGTATATGAAACATGGCTTAATTCGATAAATGAAGAAAAAGAAAAACGCGAACATGATATAAGGTATAAGAATTTGTTACGGTTAATTGAATAACTTAAAATCAGCCATATATGAAAAGGACGGTATTATTTTTAGGAATGCTATTTATCATTGCTTCTTTCGCCCATGCGCAGGAAGATATTTCCAAGAAATACGGGCACAACAAAGAACCGCTTACTCTGAGTAAAGGTAAATTCAAAGAAACTTTTGAAAACAAGGAAGTAATGCAAGTCGGAACAGTATTGATTAATACGTTAACCGGAAAGGTTGTCAAATTTCTGGATGAGGATACGACTAAGCTCATTTATGTAGCAGAAACCACCAGTCGTTTTCTCACGATAGACCCTTTGGCTGAAAAGCATTATAACTGGTCGCCTTATGCATATGTTCTTAATAACCCAATGAGGTATACAGATCCTGACGGAAGGTTAGAACGGGATAGAAATGGTAATATAAAGTTTCACTCATCAGGAAATATGGTAAGCAGAGAAACTGTTTCTGCGAATGGATATTCTTATACACCAAATTATAGTTCGGGTTATGTGAAAACTGATAAAGGGAATAAAGTATCTGCGGAAAAATTAGCGAGTGTAACAGTAAGTAAAGATGGAGTAGTTATAGGTGATTTTCCTGCTGCACATATGGCAAAAGTCGGTGATTTTGATTTTTCAGCAAATTGTCATGGATTAGCGATGGCTGACGGACAGTTTTTTATAAATGATCCCGGAACGGTTTTAGCTGATGATTTTACCAAAGTTGGAGAAGGAACTGGAACTGACACAAAAGCTGGAGTTAATCATGATGTAGTTGGTGTTGGGTTACCTGGTAGGGAAAGTGAGCCCTACCATACTGCAGGTACTACTGACAATGGTAATACCTATACACAAAAAGATAATAATGGCCCTGTTAAAACGAATCAACCACTAAAAAATGTAATTGATTATCAAGGTAGAGGTCAGGTATTGGGATTTCCAGTTACAGATTTTCAAGTAGTATATTATGAAAAAAATAAAAAAAATTAGAGCACTATATTTTATAATGTTTTTCCTTGCTTTTTATATACAAGGCTATACGCAATGTAATAAAAGTGAATTGAATTTTTTATATACATCAAAAGGATATGGAGAATGGTATAAATACATGGAAAAACCTAATGAATATCATATTGCTATCCGAGATAATACTCCTGATTCAATAAAGGTAAAAATACAAGAACATAAAGGAACTGAAATAGATATAGAAAAAGAAAATTTTTATAATACTGATATAGGCATTATATCATATTATAATGATTCAGTTAAAGAAAAAATTCTTCAAGAATATTTATCCTTTTACGGAGATACTGTTCATAGTTCAAAAAGTTATTTACCATATCCTGGTTACGGAAAACTAAAACCAAAAGATAAAGATTTTACAGTTCAAATTGAAGCTCTATATAGCTTTACCAGCTTATTAGTCGGTGGATATATTTGTAGTGAGCCAGTATTGATTGATAAATCAACAGGTAAGAAAATAAATACGAATCAGAAAAAAATCAAAGAGGTATATTGTATATATCAAAAATGGTTGGAAGAGAACAAGAAAACTAATTTTGTCAATTACAAATTACCTCTTGAGGGTACAAATTTTATGTGGAAAAAACCTACAACTTATATGAAAATGTTTACTGGCAACCATTTATTTAAACCTTCAAAAGAGTTTATTGATTCATATATGAAAATTGATAGAAAAAAAAGAGGTACAATTGCATGCACAACATTTTATTAAGACTATCATCGGGTGTTTTTTTATAATGTATATAATTGAATTTCAATGAAAAAGACATTCAAAATACAAATAAATAATTTATTTAGTGAATGATAGTTGCTAATATGAAATTATAAATACAGTATGAAAATAAGATTTTATTTATTGTTTGTAGGTATATTGCTATATTCTTTAAATATAACAAGTCAGGTAAATAACTCGTTTCAGGAATCATACGATTATATTAATCGTATGTTGATAGACGAAGTTCCGTTAAGTTTCAAAGATGCGGTTATGAATACTGAAATGGCATTTTATGACGGGATTATTGACAATGAAAAAATTGATCGGAAATACAATATATTATTACATTTAGCAAAACAACTATCCAATTCGGATTTAATCACTTACGCTGAAAAAGATAAAGATAACATAGTAAAACATGCTGCTATATTTAAGGCATTGACAGATACTACTTTAATCCCCCTTGATTCTTCATACTACATTGTACACCCTCCCTATACATATGATTTTGAAGATCCTTTAGGCCAAAAGGACTGGAGCAAGATGTTTGTAACTAAACTATTGGAAACCGGAAAAGGCAACTGCCACTCATTACCATATCTTTACAAAATCCTAGCCGAAGAATTAAATATACCTTGCAATCTGGCATTTGCTCCTAACCATATTTATATCAAGTTATTCTCAGAAAATAAAGGTTGGTACAATACAGAACTGACAAGTGCGACATTTCCCATCGACGCATGGGTTATCGCTTCCGGCTATGTGACGACAGATGCGATACGAAATGGACTTTATATGGATACTCTTAGCAATAAGCAGGCTGTGGCTAATTGTCTGATCGATTTAGCTCAAGGCTATCAGCAAAAATTTGGAAAGAACAATCCTGATTTTGTTATTAAATGCTGCAATACCGTATTAGAATATCATCCTACAAATGTCAACGCTTTACTAACAAAGGCTGAAGCCCAAAAGCATTTCATTCATGCCATGATGAAAGCTAAGAATTTGTCAAAACCGGATGCTCTTTTTTCTGATATAACAATAAAAGATATGTACTCTGAAATGGAATCGATATACGTACAGCTTCACAATTCAGGCTATCGACGAATGCCGGAAGAGATGTATTCACAATGGTTAGATTTGCTTAGGCAGAACCCTGATACCTATTCAAACAAAGAGATGAAAAATTGAGTCGCCTCAACACAATAACAATGGTCCTTTAACATCTGAAATAACAATTATGCAGGCAATATTTCCAATTTTAAGACAAGAAGATAATAACATTTATATCTTTGAAGGGAATGGGTTTTTCGTAAATAAAAAAGGATCTTTTGCTACCGCAGGTCATGTATTCAAAAAGCAAGACAGATATGTAATTGGTATAAAAAATAATGATAATAATTTTCAACTTATTCCAGTTTTAATTTATAAAAATTTATATAAGGAAGATTATTATAGAATTCGAGGAAGTTATGAACAAGGACATATACGAGAGAAAATTAGACATCAATATGGCCCTGAATGGCGAGATGTTGGCGTTGGTATTACTATTTATCGATCCTCTAAAATATTGACTTTTAAGGTTAAAAAACCAAGAAATAAGAATATTGTCCATGTTAATTATTACAAACGAAATGACTCTTTCCCCAGAGCAGGATTGGAAATAAATAACGGAATATTGGAAGGAGGTCATTTATCTCAAGTTTCAATAGAGATAGAGATAATTAATCAGAACCAATCCGTTAATCACCCTTTTATGGGTTTTAATCACAATCCGGAAAGACCAGACCATAAAAATAAATACAGCAATTGTATATGGGGAAAAAATAATACTGAACCTGGAGCAAGTGGTTCTCCTGTATTAAATGATAATGGTAAAGTCATAGGAATTATCATTGGTGGCTATACACCTCCTGACAATGTTTCATTTATTCTTTTGGCTAAGTATATCCAAAAAAGAAGTATGAGCCTGCTATATAACTTAAAAGTATAATTATAAATTATACTGGTAGTTTAGTTTCTCTTTATTTTTTATACTTTTCAATTTCCTTACAGACAACCGATCTCCGCATGAATCTGTATGTATTGCTATTTCTGAAGATTTGATTTTAAGAAACAACACAGGCTCATAAAAATCATTTAGTTCAACATAAATGCAATAGTCAAAATCAAATCCTTTGAATATTACTTTTGCATTAGGGATCGGAGACCTTCTTGTTTTTATTTCAACCTTTTCTTTATTATCATCATATCCATCAAATCCTTTCTCTACAACATTATTCAATTTAATTTTGAAATATAATTGACAATAATATTCTCCTAAATCTCCTACAAGGTTATTTGTTCTAATTATGCCCATTTCCTTCAAGCGTTTCAGGGCTTTTGATATTCTCCTAAGTTCTCTATCCATAATCTATATATTGAGATATTGAATATAGATCTTTAATTTCACAATAATTATAATAGAACGATTATTTTTTCTTTTAAAATTCTAGTGAATAAATTGGATTTTTTAAAATAAAAAAGGAACAACCAATATAGAAGTTCCTTTTTTTACGTCGAAAATAATGCTTTTTACTTACCAGCCTCGATAGAGTCCTTGCGAAATTGCTTCAGCGCCTTTTCAATATCAAGAGAAGCTTTTCTCGCCCTCTGACCAGCGGCCTTATTTCCGTTTTCTACCTGTAATGCAGCATCTTTAGAGAATTCTGCAAATAATCCATTTAATTTTTCTACTAAATCTTTCATTGTTTTCTGTTTTTTTAATTTCGCACAAAGTTATACTTATTTTTGAATTTCGATCATCTCCGAATATTTTATCTGAACATGAGGGTTGTCGCTACTGATAGTCTGATGTACAGCTTTAACACCCCATCGCCACCATAGGAAACGATGCTTATGTTCTACCCAGACCACCTGATGAAGATTGACCGGAAGATGAATCTTTCCCTTAAGCATATTGTCCTCTATTATACCGTTAACTTGTAGGTAAGGTGTGTTCATCTCCACTTTTTTCAATACATGGGTAACAGTATCACGTATCACTACCGTATCCTTTACTTCTGCCACAATATCAGCATCCACTTCCACCTCGTGTTTCGATACCGATTGCAGGCTTTTAAGGCGGATATTCAACTTATTTATCTTTTCTGCATCTTCTGCCCGGTATTGCTTAAATTCATCAAGAGATAGCTTCAAAACCTTTACATCGGCAGCCGTTGTCGTTGAATCGATACGCATTTTTTTCATATCCGATAATAAGGAGTGTGTATTATTCTTGTATTTATCCCTGTCTGCTTCCAGGGAGACAGTCCGTTTATAAAGGAAAACGGTTGCAAGCCCCAGTATCAGGATTGCTGCGATTAGAACGCTAATTATTTTAGTTGTCATATTGAATTGAATCTAGGGGTATAAACCATAAATACTCATCCAGATAAGGTTCATTAAAATGTACCATATAGCCCTTGTTCTTTCTTTCATAATAGTTCAGGTTTTCCACAATAATCCCTGTATTTCCTATCAGCCCGTCCAGTTTCATTTCAGAAAGTTTCTGCGAGGCTATTATTATCACTTTATCACATTCCATCTATTGCCATATTATGAGGTTATTCCTGATACAGAATCGCATACTCTTCCTTTCGCCTTTTCTCAAGGGAAGGAATGATTTTCCCTTTATATTTCCTGTACGCTGTATATTCGTTATAAATATTCCTGTCTCCTTTTTCCAGTTTGACAATCAACCCGCTTTTTGGTATCTTTCCGGCTCCCAGCAATCTGTATTCCCCTACATTATAGGCAAGTACCCCAAGTAATAACGAGTCTTTTCCAAACTTTCTGAAACAGGCGCATTTCTGTAAAAGGTCTTTTCTTAAAAGGGAATCGGCAAATCCTTCCGAAATATCAGCAGTGAAATTCTCTCCTTTTTGCAGTTTATGTCCATATCCCACATAAGGATAATGTTTCTTAGAATGCCACCCTTCATACTTCTTGAGACAATCGACCGCCTTTTCAAACTGGTCCTCCTTTATTTCTTCTCTCTCAGTTACAATCAGGGGAGGGCAGTCGGGACTTACCCTGTAAGCCCTCCCGCTGAAAAAGAATGAACAAACTAAAATAATAACTACTCTATACACATCTATTTCTGTAAAAGTTCCTTTATATCCGATCGCATTTCCCTTATGTCAGTCTGGATGGAAGTAAATTGCGTCATTGTCGCTTCAAATACAGCCTTATCCAGTTTTATCGCATCGATACGCTCATACTGATCCTGAATTCTTAGTTCAAGACTTGCGCATCTGGTCTTCAATTCCGCCACCTGAGCCGTATTGTTCGTATGCTGTACATACATAGTCACAATGAAGGATACGATGATTATCATTGATTTAAAGTTGTTCAGGATAAATTCTTTCAGTTGCATCATGTTTGTTTTATAATTATGGTGTTAAGATTGAGAATGCTTCAATTACTGCATGTATAAGCTTCACGGCTACGTCGGCTTCCTTTAGTCCATAAATGACAAGCCCGACAATAAGAGCTATATAAACCGACCTTTCAATTGTCTTCCTGTCTATCTTCATTACTATTATTATTTTCGGGTACAATGACATTAAATGTGATGCCGCCTTCTTTTCCATCTATCCTAAACCTTGCTTCATGAGCATTCTTGATTGGATAAATATCCATAAGAGCTTTTGCTGCATTAACAGAAACAGCCCTTAAAGGAGCAGGAGACAACGAGTTGCCGAATTTATCTGAGTATTCAGCTGTAGAAGTTTCTTTCATAACAGATTTCAGGGTTTCTGCAATCTGTAATTTTACAGCCAGAGTTTCCGTTTCTCCCTGTATCTCTTTTGCAAGTTCCTTTATCCTTATCTGGATATGAGCCTGTTTTAAAAACTTCCGGCTTGCTACAGAGATATTGATATCGTTTTCACCATAAACTTCACTGTAACAGCTTACATGTTGTCCGGCGTATTCAGAATCGCCGAAAACATATAGGTTACAGAACTGCTCCTCCTGCTCGTTCAGAATCGTTTCTTTCTTATCTCCTTTTTCTGTTGCTTCCATTATTTTAGAAGTAAAAGCCCCTTTACGGACAAGGGCTTCGTTACTTTATAAAAGAATAGTTCAATCCTGCTGCTCTGGTTTTATTACATCCGGTTTTCCTGCAATTAATTTTTCCATAAGAGCCTGATAGAAGACATTGGCCAGCGCATCGGCACAACTCTCGGCATCAGCAAGAGAGTTTATTAGCCTCATATTGAAAGATACATTCAGGTCATAACCTGTAATAGCGGCCATCAGCTCGTTGCCGTCATAATCCAAAACACCGTACATCATCAGCTCACTGGTTTTGAATGTCACTGTTTCAGGGACTTCTTTTTCGTTTTCTTCCATCGTATCAGATTTTAAAATATGATCTTGTTTTATCTCTTGATTTGGAAATACTCTCTCTACCTGTTTCTATGTTCCTGAGTCTGTTTGCCAGCACATTCACAATATCCAGAGTTGCGGTAACGTCTGCACCTGCATCATGCGCATCATCCAGTTCTAGTCCAAGTCTTTCAGCTATCAGTTCCAGTTTATAGGATGAAACCGTAGGATCGTTTGCGAAAACAAGCCTTGCCAAATCGATTGTATCAATATAATGAGGTTGGAAGTTCCCGTAAAAATCTTTTTTACCCGAGAATACTTTCTCGAATTCTTTTAACTGTCCTCCGTAATTCATAAGTTGTTGCAGAAAGGCAACATCAAATACTATATTCTGACCAATGAGTATTGGTTTGAACTGGGCGCCTTTAGTAAGGCTGGCACGTTTGGCAAATTCTATAATATCTTTTGCTACTTCCCTGATATCGACTCCCATTTTGAGAAGCATCTCCATTGTGATCCCGGAATAGTCGAGGGCTACCTGCTCATATTCCATCGGTTCGCCTTGTTTTTCAGCTTCTTTTTCATGCCTGCTTTTTAAAACTTTCCTTTTCGAAGAACCGATTTCCTGTTTGTCGTAGGGTGTGATGTATTTCACATAAGTATCTATAACTTCAAAAGTATCTAAACGGATTGTTTGAAGTGCGATCTGGGTACAGGCACATTTTGTAGCGTCAAGGCCGCCGGTTTCAAAGTCCAAACCTATCGCCGTATATATTTTCTGTTCATTTTTTTGTATGTTGTTCATTTTAAATGTTGAATAATACCGATGTGCGGTATGTGTTCAAACTATTACTGCCCATATAATCACTGTATTTGATTACTGCGCTCATTATTATAATCTTATCCTTCAATTCATTAATCATCTTTTTGTTCTCTATATAAAAGTCATTCCAGCATACCAGTTCCATCAATTCATTATTCTGTTGTAGTTTCAGTTTACAGAAATGTTTCTTTTCTCCGGTTGCTTTATCCTTATACGAACTTTCCACTACCTCAATAACTGTTGCACATACACCGATGCGTTTTCCTTCATTATCCAGGTCTTTCGCATCCTGAAATGTCATGTAGGTTACTTTGCCTTTTAACTTATCTTTTGCCGGTGAATTATCAAAAATCCGTCTGTAATTGATTTGACCAATGCTGCAAACGTTGATTTGCTGTATGGACCAGAAATGATCTGTATCATAGAATTGGCGGTATAATTCGTTGGCGTCTTTGGCTAATCCCAGTTCTATACCTGCCTTTTCAAGAATGTGGTATCTTTCGTTTATAGAGCGGATATTCTCTATCTGGTCGAAACATCCGGATAATATCAAATGCCTCACATGTCTTGCATTTACGGGAACACGGGTTGCCTCGTTTTCATTATCAGGATCATCCCAGTATTCATATTTTTTCAGTTTGTATTTGAATGCACGATGAATGAAATTCTCTATAGAAGTATAATTCCCATTGGTCAGCCTTTCGTTTATGATATACTCCGCAGTCTTGACACCAACCATCTTAATCCTGTTTAGCGACCAGAAGATTTCATTTGTATCGAAATTGGTAAAGAACTCCAGTCCTGATGCGTTTATGTCCGGTGGAACAATCTTAGCATCACTACACTGCTCCATTTCCGACATTAATAATGGTATCTCCTTGTCATCCGCCCATTGTAATGCGACAGTATAAAAAGCCGTCGGGTAATTTGTCTTCAGCCATGCTCCACAAAAGGATGTGAGTGAATAGGCCGCTGCGTGGCTCCTGTTGAAGGAATATTTTCCAGCTACCTCAATTTTATGCCAGATCTCTTCAGCTTCATAGTCCGGACACCCATTGGCAATAGCTCCCCTTATAAAATCATCTTTGAGAGTCGCCATCAGATCGGCGTCTTTCTTCCCAATAGCTTTACGAAGCACATCGGTTTTTCCTAAGTCAAAACCGCCCAATGTATTCGCAATTGACATAAACTGCTCCTGATAAGTCATAATACCGAAAGTATTTTTCGTCGCCTCGTACGTTCCGTAATTGTATGACGGTGCTACCTCGCCACGTTTATACCGGACATAATCTTCTGTTGCGCCAATTTCCAGTGTCGCAGGCCGGAACAATGCATTGATAGCTATAAGGTCTTCGATAGATGTCGGGCAAACATCCATAATAAAGCGGGTAATACCCCGGCTGGCAAACTGGAATATATTTTGAGTATGACCTGCAGATAACAACCTGTAAGTTTTTTCATCCAGTATTTCATTCTGGGTAATCGACTCAATGCTGTAATTCTTTTTATAGGTTTCATTGACCAGATTAATAACAGCTGCAAGTTTTGACAGTTCTTTTGTGGCCAGCACATCCTCTTTCAGTAAGCCGATATTTTCAATCTCGGTACCATCGAACTCTGAAACGAGAGCGTCGTCCATCTTTCTTATCGGCAGGAAGTCGAAACATTCAGCATCCAGCCCGTCCTTTTCTTCCGGTGTGATGATAATAGCAGAAGCATGTATTGAAGCAGAACGCGGTTGCCCCATAAGAACCCTTATATCCTCTATGACTTCGGGATAATCCTGAATGAACTTATGCACTTTTTTATTGACTGCGGCAAGTTTAAAGAGCTCTGTCCATCCCATTGTGTCATTCTCGAATATAGCATTGATATAGTTTACAAGGCTGACAGGAACCCGATATACCCTTGCTACATCTTTCAAAACGGCTTTCAGCTTCATTGTCGTAAAAGTCCCTGCCGAGAATACACGTTGTTTTCCGTTTTGATTATACCGTTTTTCCAGATAATCTTTTATCTCCTGCCTTCTGTCCGATTGGAAGTCGGTATCAATATCCGGCAATGCAGAGTGACCACCCATCTGTAAGCCTTTATCAATGAAAGAATCAGCCACTTTGACCGGTGTATTTGCCTTTATGATATTTATTTTGTTAACCTTCATTTCCTTAACTCATTCAGTGTCCACAGTATATCTCTGTTGTCAAACAGGATTTCATCTCCGGTGCGCAGGTCTTTTGCCATAACTATTTGTAGAAACCCGTCTCTTTTCACTTTGAACTCCGCCTTACTCCAGAATGGGTAAATGTTTCCTGCTAATTCGATTTCTACATATTCATCCTCCGCCCTAAGTTCCATATCGGAACCGATGACTGTCAGTTCATCCATCCAGTGCAGTCCGCATCGCTCAGGTACCAGAAAACGGGAAAAGATAAGATTGTACTTAATCGGGTCAATGGAGATAATACCTAACAGGTAAGAAACCAGTGAACCTCCAGCCGAACCACGCCCGATACCTGTTGCTATCCCCCTTTTCCGTGCTTCGTTTATCATATCCCACTGAATCAGAAAATAGTCAACATTGTTCGTAGACTCAATGATATATATTTCTTCATCGAGCCTTTTTCTATATTGCTCATGGTCAACAAATTCTATCTTGGACTTTAATCCGTCATCCAGTAAATCCAGAAACATCCTCCTTCTATTCCCGTATTTAGCCCTTTCTTCATCCAGCATGATATATTGTGGCATATACATCTTACCCAGTTCATAGTGTGCTTCTGCATTCTCTGCAATTTTTACGGTATTGGCACACATTCTTTCAAACAGTTTTTCTTTATCCCACCTTTCTGTAGAGAACACCGAATTAATGGTATTAAAATGGTCCTCCACGTCTTTGAAATACTGGTCGTCAGATTGCTCGTGAGCTGCGCCGGAAGCTATTTTATTCAGGATAATCTTACTTTTCGACTCATCCTTATCCAGATAGTAGTTATCACATATCAGCACTGGTTCTACCGAAAAGGAATCTGTATCTTTATGGTAGAAATTATCGAAGTAATATTTTGCGGCCATCAGAACCTGAGCGTCTATCCGTTCTGCTTTATATTCTGACAGGTCGACCTGATAGTACAAGCCATCAAACGCTTTTTTCAGGATGACAAGGATATGTAAGTTTTCCTGCATCCAATAGGATGACTTATTTCCCAAAACCAATACATTCCCTTCTGCATATTTGAGCAGGTCGTTTATACTGATTGTGTTAACTGGAGAGTCGACCATTATTTCCTTATGAATACGCAATAGGTTCCTGAGCCCTTTTTGTGTCTGGCAATAGATCTTCACATCTATTTTTTCCTCTTCTTGTTCCATAGTGAAAGAATATCCGAATACATGCTTTATTCCGGCTTTGGCGCATTCTTTCTGCAAGGTAAGCGTTGCAGCCAGCGTATTGCGGTCACATATCCCTAATGCCGTATGTCCTAACAGCTTTGCCTTTTTTACCCAAAGACTTACATCTCCCGAACTGTTTAACAGCTCATATGGTGTGTGCATTCCAAGGTTCACAAAAGAGGTCTTGATAATTGACGCCTTACGTTTACCTACGTATTTAAGAATGTTGAATTTAAAATCTTCACGCAGGTCGTAGTAATACCAGTTCCTTCCGAACGGGAACGCAACATAATTAATTCCCTCTTCAATCAATATTTCCGGGCGCTCCATCAGGTTAAAGCACAGTTCATCCTTTGTACCTCTGAATATCGATTGTACCCCGGAAAGATCAGCAAGGAACAGTTTCCCGAAACCTTCCAGTTCAATAACTTCTTTGTCTAACACCTGATAACAAATCTTATTATCATCAAGCCATTTTATTAATTCTTCCATAATTCTATTGTTGGATTTTATTGATTTTATAATCTAGCGGTGTGCGAAGCCTGTTGGCAAATACATCATAGATTTCTCTGAAGGTGAGATCTTCCCAATCCTTATCCGGATTTTCTATATCAGCTATCAACACATCAAAATAAGGTTGTAGTTCTGAAGCTGTCTTTTTAATTGCATCCACAGCGTCCCCGTCATAACCGATAATGATCGTTTCTACTCCTTTCTGTTGTAATTTATAAATCTGGGTTAGTGAAATCTTCTTACCGAATGTTGCCACAGCTACTATCCATGAATTATCGTACAGTTCCAGTTTACGGGTCAGTGAAACCACGTCAAATATGCCCTCTACGATAATGACTGTATCTGTTTCATCAGGTATAATCGCATCATAGTTGTAGAGGAGCTTTACAAAGTCATTTTCGGTAGAATTCCTGAAACGTAGTATCCGGTATTGGTTTTTTATCTTTGCTCTACGGTTATAATCGTCTATTTCTTTTTTAGATAGAGTATTTCTCGATACATAACCGACTATATCTCCCTCATCAATGACAGGAAAGATCACATAATCATCATACCTGAAATTTAACCTTCCGGTTGTCCCTACAGGAAAATATTCATAGTCATCATATACAAACCCTCTGCTTTTCAGGTATTCATTCGAAAAACACCTTTTATAAAAATCAGGAAGTTCAACGATTACCAGCCCGTCATCAATTTCTTCCTCATTATCCAAGGGGAACAAAAGATTACTGTCCAGTTTGGCAGAGAGATCGGCAACCGGCGCCACATATAAGTCCGGGCGGCCTATCATCGAAAGTAATTGCTCCAGTGTCTGGGTAGAACTTCCGCAACTGAAACAGTTGGCCATAAAGAGTTTTTTCTTTTCAGTCTCCTTACCTATGAAAACACCGAACTTTCCGTCTTTCTTGCAATAAGGACATGTGGCGATTATGTTCTTGTTCCCACCATCCCGCTTGCCTCCCAGCTCCCGTGTTATTTCCGATATCAGGTATTCCGTCTCATTCCTTGTCAGTGCCATAATCTATCTCCTCAATGCCATTGTCCGCCCGGCATCATAAAACACCTCGTTGTCGAAGTCCGTAGCGATTTTAAACGTATCACCCTTTTTGAAAAACCGTGATTTAGCCACATGTAGCCGCATCACATCCTCATTCCTTTCCGCCGAGGACTGGTTCAGGCTGACGAGATGTGTACAGGGGCGGGCAAGCCCTTTGGCTTCTGCACAATTATATTCTGTCAGCACATTCTTCTCGTCGTTTAGCCAGTCCCGGTTTTCAATAGTTGCCTGATAAGTCACCACCATCCATACCTGTTCATCAGCCGCGAGGTCTTTCAGGTCATTGGCTACCGCTATCCGTTTGCTCCGTTCATGCTCGGCGTTCCATAACCTGCGGCTTGCGTCGGTAAGTAAGTCCATACTATCCACTATCACCACATCGGGATTTTGTCCGTTTATTTTTCTGTACTCTGCAATCCCGTTTTTGATATCGAGCGATGAAACACGGGTATTGAATCGTGGGAAGCTTCTAACCGTAATGCTCCCTGAGAATTCTGCAACAAGGACTTCATAATGGTTCATTTCCACATCTGATATCTTACCCCGTTCATAGAAAAATGCATTTTTGGATATCAATCCGCCGCTATAAGCATTCAGGGCCTCTTCCTCTGATCCTTCCAGCTGGAAATGCAGCACATGAAGTCCGTCATCTATATTTGCCCTGATCCCGATATGCTTGGCGATATGTGACTTCCCCACTCCTGTACTTGCCAGAAAACAACTAAGTTGTCCTCTCAAGTTCCTTCCGTTGTTAAGTGTATCGAGGTCTGGTATATAGAAACGGGTTACAGTCGGCAATCCGGACTTTTCATTATCGATCTCTTTCTGTCTGTTCTGTTTGAAACGTGTCGAAAATGTCTTCGCCACATCGATAAAGGATAAAGTTTTCAAGGTAAAGCCTGACAGCCATTCCGCATACTGCTTTAGTTTTTCCTCTGCCTGTTCCTGCTTGTTCTGGTTGTATAATTTACCTACTTCCGAATAGACCGCTTGCAACCTGACTCCTTTGATGTATGACTCCAGCATATCCGTTATCACTTCGGGATTGTGTTCTCCGTCATATTCCCTGAAAGTGTTGATTAGCTCGATGGCATCATAATCATTAGAAAATGACTGGGTCAGTATTGCAAATGAAGGGGCCGCCTTGTAAGTACTGTAATGATTACTGAACACTTCCTGTATCCGTTGAAAGGACCTGTCAGGTAGGTATTCCTTCTGCATATGCGATATCAGGATATTACAGATATGATCATACCGGATGGCCGCTGAGTATAGTTCATAAAGGAATTCAGCGCTTAACGGATTTCGCTTACCTCCACTCATGGCCGTTTATTTTTTTATATTCCTCTGATCTTAATCTGAATATCTCACTGAATTTCCTTGCTAGTACTTCCCTGCACCTTTTATCATAAATACAGGTCTGACAGGCGAATGAAAACGGAGTCCATAGTAAAGTCGACAACTGGCATATAACATACCCGGCTTCTTTGTTATGAAGGCGCAACTTGGTACTGTCTTCATATTCGGGATAGACGAATTTGAATAAAGGATGTTCGCTCTTATCTGCAAACTCTTCAAGAATGGATATCCTTGACATGCCGCACGATGACAACCATTTATCTTCATAGAATTTCTTTTTCTTTGTCGACAGGCTGAACCGCTCAATGGCTTTTTTACTGAATGAATGAGTTGCATTCCATTTTAGTAAATACCCCTTGTCATAACAGCTGATTGTATATACCTGGCAAACACAGAAATCGAGGATACGCTCCCTGTTTATATTGGTCTGATTAAGCTTTTCCAGCTTTTCCAGACACGAAGTGACTGCCTTTTGTGCTATTCCGCCTCCGGGAAAAGAAAATGATTTATCCAAACCTCTTTTCATCAGGACGGTAAACACGCGGACAGTATAGTCAATCTGCTCTTGTTTCTCCATCCCTGTTGATTAGTTTTCTCATTTGTTGTTTGGCGAGGAATAATCTGCTTTTTACCGTTTCTATGTTCTTTGTTTTCAGATTTCCGTTCCTGTACGATATCTCCATTATCTCTATAAGCTTATATCCCGCCTGTTGCAGGACAAGTGCTTCACGGTAGATAGGCTTAAGCTTGTTCAGCGCCCTCAGGATATCGTCATTATATAAGTCCTGATAATTATCCTCACACATACAGTTACTGCTCGGTTCCGAGTCAAAACAGACTTCATCGGCCAGCTCTTCCATATCCAGATCGTCAGTAGTCTTATATTGGCTCTTTCTGTTATTCAGGTCAGCCACAAAACGCTTGGTAACGATGTGCAACCATGTCTGAATTGATCTGGAGGTATCGTAAGTTTCTATGTACTTATAGAAGTTGATAAGCACCTCGTTATAGTTATCATCCACATCATGGGAAGAATACGAGTAGCGGATACAGAGCTTATATATCAGGTTTACGTGTGGGGCTACGAACTCATAGAATAGTTTGGTTCTTCTTTCAACCGAACACTCCGTGTCGGTTGACGTATATTTTGAATCCACATTGCGCTATATTGTATTGGATAAAAAACTATTACGCAATCTGTCAGGCTTATTAGTATAGCATCAGTTTTATAACCGGTATTTCCGGATGTAGTAATGAAACATTAAAAAGGCATCGGCTTCATTATCGTCTTTGGGATGGAAATTGTATTTATTGATACAAGCTTGCATCATTTCCTGCTTCGTTGCTTTCCCGTTTCCTGTAGCCCATTTTTTCAATGTGGCAACATTAATGTAGTGAGGATCGGGAAGTGAAAGCTCATCGCAAACAAGAAGTAATAACCCATGGAACTGGCTCAGTTTCCGTATATCGGTGAAATAATTGTTCACATTGATATCTTCAGCAATAATAAATCTAATCTTATGCTTTTGGATGAAACTCGTCAACGTATCATAAAATGCCTTATGTTGCTTATTGTCGTTCCTATGCTTGGATTCGTTGAAATTCCATGTCCCGGATTCATGAACCGAATAATAGCCGGTTAAAGTCGCAATATCAATAGCAAGTATCTCTTCTCTTTTCAGATCATTCCGATATCCTCGACTCTCCATCTTCCTTCACTATTTTTACGATATGCGGATAAGATTCCGATATATTTCCATGGCTGACTATCATGGCCGTTACTCCGATCTTATTCAGAGCTTCGAACATAAAAGCTAAGCCTTGTTCATCGACCGACTCCAAAATTTCATCCAGTACTAACAGGTCGAGACCCTTGTCTAAATCGCAATTGGAATTAATCAGTTTTTGCATGGCCAGAATAGTAGCCAGGTTTACCCTTGCCGCTTCTCCTTCACTGAACTTACCGAACGAACCGCAATCAAGGCCGCTACGTAACAGGGAAATAGATATTTTCTCACGCACTTTGCCCGATTTAAGGATGGTATACCCTGAAAAGCGGATTCGTATATCACTTCCGATATTTTCTAAGAATTCATTTGTAATCTGGCTGAGCGCTTCTATCTTAGTGTTTGCTAAATAGGTTTTGAATTCAATGAAATTCTGCTCCTGTCGTTCCAGTGTTTTTAGTTCGTTTTCGATTTTGGTTTTCTTGGAGAGGATATCACCGGATTTCTCCCTGTATTCAATTAAGGATTTATTTAACGATTGCAACAGGTCATTTTCTGAATGGTTCTCGATCTCCTTAATTGTAGCTTCGATTGTTTCAATCGATTTTTCCGCCGAATTGATATCTTCCTCTACAGCCTTTTGCTTACGGTTGTTTAACTTATATGCCTCGTCTATGAGGTCGAAAGCTTCATCAAATATTTTACGCAGGATGCCATCGATCTCTTCGTTAAGCGTATTTACATTTTCGGATATCCGCTTCTGGTTCCGTTTCACACCATCCATTTCATACGAAGCGATTTTTACCTCTCGTTCCGCTGCATCCAATTTATCGCTCCACGCCCTAATTTCACGGCTAAGAGATCTCTTTTGTTGTTCTTTATCCTGTTTCTCTTTTTCCAGTCGGGATATCAGTTCTTCATCGCCATTTATCTTGGATGACAGGATTATATATTGGCTTTCTTTATCTCTGATCTCTTCTTTTCCTTTTTCTACATCGAAATCATCTTCTGCAAGGATAAACTGGAATCCGCAAACGGGACAGGTTATCAGTCCGGCTAATTTATTATTCAGAAGTTCAATGGCAGAGGACAAGGCTTTTCTGGATACTTTCTGCTTTTCAATATCATTATAGACATCCATATATTGCCTGCTCAGGCGTTGTAGTTCCTGATCACATAAACCGGTCTTGTCCTTATTGTCTTTTTCAAATTGCTGAAACTCTTCAAAAAGATTGTTATACACGCCGGTTACGTCGTTTATCTTCTGATCGGCGCTTTTGAGTACTCCATCCCAGTCTTTTAGTTCCTTTTCAGCCTGCTCTATCGCTTTTTTCTTACTGGAAATGACAGAACTCCAGTCAGTCATTTTCTCTTTTACTGATTTGGGTAGAAAGTTGCTTATTCCGGAAAGATAGTCTTCAAGGGTACAATCCCTGTTTTCAAGTTCCTGTATTTGTGTATCAGACTCTTTAATTTCCAGCAGCTCCGTTTCATATTGACTGAACAGGGTGCTGTTTTCTCTTATAAATGACCTCTTTTGTGCAATCGATTCATTCAAGGAAGTAATTCTTTCTTCTTTGGTCCTTACTTTCGACTCCTTGTTGTTTTCCTCTTCTCCGATCTGATCTACCAACATATTGATACGGCCTTCAACTCCTGCGAACTCAAGTTCCGTTTTCTTTAACAGTTCACTTATCGGGACAATATCCTTTTTTATATTCTCTATGGCTTCATCCACCAGTATGCCATTGGAAAAACGGTTGATAATTTCTTTCTTTTCCTTATCCGGGCTGGACAGGAAGTTCTGATACTTGTGTTTGGACAAGATGAAATTGTTATATAACTCATCTTTTGTAATTCCCAGCTTATCCAGAATATATTTGTTGTACTCCTCATTACTCGATTGTACAGCTTCATCGGCTTCGAACTTTCCATTCCTGAAAATATAACAGGCGACCTCAGATGTCTCTTTGCGAAACAATTTGCGTTCAATCATAAATTGTTCGTCCGTATTATCATTCCTGAATTGTAATTCTATCAGGCTTTCATCCGAATTATCATTAATGATTTCTTCGTTCTTTACTTTTCTTAAAGGGCTTCCGGTAATACCGATAGCAATACATTCTATCAGCGCGGACTTTCCGGAGCCATTGCTTCTCTGGCTTTCATTGTCCCTGTTATCTCCGAATATAAGGGTTGTCACACCTTGTTTTATTGTATATTGCATTTCCCTGAACGCACAAATGTTCTGGGCATATATTTCAGTTAATTTCCACATGTTTATTGATTTTTGATAAGTAAGAAAGGCCGA